AAAATGGAAGAGCAAACCACGACTCCCGAACAGGGAAGTGAAACTCTAACTGTGGATGAAGCAGCTAACGCATTTGAAGGCTTCTTAACAGCAGCAGAGGATTCACCAGAACAACCAGAAGCTGATGAAACAGAAGCAGAAGATAGTTCAGACTATGAAGAAGCTGTAGAAGCTACTGAAGATGATGTAGTTGATGCAGAAGATGTAGACACAGATGATGACAATGAAGTTGAAGAAGAGGAACAACCTCAAACCTTTCGTGTAAAAGCGGCAGGTGAAGAAAAGGAAGTCACCCTCGAAGAATTAATGCAAGGTTATCAACTTGGTGCTGATTACACTAAAAAGACTCAAGAAGTTGCAGAACTTCGTAAAGCAAATGAAGCTGAACGACAAGCAATAGAAGAGTCTAAAAGAGTTAGAGATACATATGCTCAACGGCTACAAGCGATTGAACAATTCCTGACACAAGGGGATAGTCAAGAAGATTTAGCCGTAATGAAAGAGAACGACCCGATAGGATATGCAGTTAAAGTCGCTGAAATGACTGAAAAGAAAGAGCAATTAAACGCAGTAAGAGCCGAGCAGCAACGCCTTGCCCAACAGCAACAAGCGGAGCAATCTCAAGCCATGCAGAATTTTGTTGCTCAAGAGGCACAAAAACTAGCACAAGTCCTTCCAGAGTTTTCAGATAAAACCAAAGGCGAACAAGTCCGTAATGAAATTCGCAACTATGGTAAAAGCGTGGGGTACACAGACAATGAGTTAGCTCAAGTCTATGATTCTCGCCATGTTATCACGCTACATAAAGCTATGCTGTATGACAAGCTACAGAAATCTAAACCTAGTGTGAAGAAGAAAGTAGCTGAAGCACCGAAAATGGTGAAGTCAGGCACTAAGGTTAAGCAAAGTGTAAGTGATGCACAAAAGAAACAAATGGCAAGGCTAAGGCAAACTGGTAAAAAAGAGGATGCCGCAGCTTTATTTGAAAACTTTATATAAACAAGGATGTGAATAAAAATGGCAACATTTCAAACTTATCAATCCATTGGTAATCGTGAAGATTTAACCGATGTGATTTACAATATCTCTCCTACTGATACTCCTTTTATGAGTTCAGTTGGTAAAACAAAAGCAACTGCTGTTTACCACGAATGGCAAACAGACGCACTTGCAGCAGCCGTAGCTAATAACGCAGCAGTTGAAGGTGCAGATGCAACATCATTAACTGTTACTCCAACAGCTCGTGTTGGTAACAGAACTCAGATTTCTACAAAAACAGTACAAATCGCTGGCACTCAAGAGTCAGTTGATAAAGCTGGTCGTAAATCTGAAAAAGCATATCAATTAGCTAAAGCATCATCTGAGCTAAAACGTGATATGGAAAAAACATTACTATCTAACAATGTAGCTGCTGCTGGTAATTCTTCAACAGCTCGTACATTAGGTGGTTTACAAGCATGGTTAGGCACTAATGCTGTTTTAGGTTCAGGCGGTACAGCAGGTTCAGGTGGTACAACTGCTCGTGTATCTGGTACAGATGCAGCATTTACAGAAGCTATGCTTAAATCTGCTGTTAAACAAGCATTTGTACAAGGTGGTAACCCATCTGTTCTTATGGTAACTCCAACACAGAAACAAGTAGTATCAGGTTTTGCTGGTATTGCTGAACAGCGTTATCAAGCTCCATCAAATGCTCCTACAACTATTGTTGGTGCTGCTGATGTATACCTATCAGACTTCGGTACATTATCTGTTGTTCCTAACAGATTTATGACTGCTGATTCTGGTGACGGTGGTGAAGTAGCATTTGTTCTTGACCCAGAGTATGCAGCAGTTGCATACCTACGCCCATTCCAAACTAATGAATTGGCTAAAACTGGTGACTCAGAAAAAACTCAACTACTCGTTGAATACACTCTTGAAGTGAAAAACGAAAAAGCTCACGCAATTATTGCTGACTTAGCTGAGTAATATAAATAGATATGCCCTCTTCGGAGGGCAATATCTTTTAGGATAGTTATGAAAAAACATAAATTTCACGATACAGATGATGGCGGTATAGTTATCGCAACAGAGCAAGATGTAACAGATATTGTTGAGCAAAATAAAAAAGAATACAACGCATCAACTAGCACTTGGGGCAACGATATATTTGACAATAAGATTGCAAGTATCCCTATGGTAGCAATAGATGAGTTAAACAAACAAGGCATTATGCGAGGATTCCATGTGCTTGACCAAAAGAAATTTAAAGAATTTTTAAATCATCCAGACAACCGATTTTTTAGAACAAAACAAGGTAGAATCTAAATGGCATTTTTTACTAATTATGCAACGCTAAAAACTACGATAGCAAACTATCTAGCTCGTACTGATTTAACAGACCAGATACCAGAGTTTATTCGTCTAGCAGAAGATAGATTGCGTAGAGATTTACGCATTAGACCTATGCTAAAAGTAGCTACTGCAACAACTGCCGCAGGGGATGCAACAGTATCATTACCTAGCGACTTCTTAGCAATGAAAGATTTGCATTTAGATACAAATCCTGTAGGCGTAGTACAGTTTGAAAATACATCTAACTTCTTCAGGAATACTAGGTCTAAACAATCAGGTAAACCAACCTTTTATACACTCTTAGGTAGTGAATTTCAATTTGCACCAATACCAGATTCTGCTTACACACTACGCATGGTTTACTACTATAAGCCAGATTATTTAAGCGACAGCAATTCATCAAACTTATTTTTAGCTAATTGCCCAGATTTACTTTTATATGGTGCGTTAGGTGAAGCTGAACCGTACTTGATGAATGACGAGCGACTACAAACTTGGGCAGCGTTATATCAAAGAGGTTTGGATTCATTAACAAGAAGTGACGATGATGCGGAATACCCATCTAGTCCAATGTCTATAACATTATCAATGAGGTAAATTATGTCAGAATTTAGTAATTATTCAGAAAATTTAGTAATCAATGTATTACTACGGGGAGCGTCACATACAGGTGCTGCTACAGTCTATGTATCTTTATACACATCAGACCCAACAGATGCTGATTCAGGCACAGAGGTATCAGGTGGTTCTTACGCAAGAACTGCTGTAACATTTGCAGTGCCGTCTAATGGTATTTCTACCAACAATGCAGATGTAGAGTTTCCACAAGCAACTGCTTCATGGGGAGTAGTAGGCTGGATTGGTGTGCATGATGCGTCTACAGCAGGTAATTTAATATGCCATACTCCATTAGATGTTTCAAAAACTATTGATACAGGCGATATATTTAAGATTGCAACAGGTAATCTTTCTATCACAGTAGCTTAATTAAAGGAAAAGTAATATGTCAACAATTGTTTTAAGGTCAGTTAAAGGCTCAGCATTAACTCATGCAGAAGTAGATGCGAACTTTAATAATCTAAATACAGATAAAATACAAAGCGGTGATACTGTATCTGCATTGACTATTACTACTCTTACTGCTACTAACGATGCAACCATCAACGGACTCACTGTAGGTAAAGGTGCTAATGCAGTAGCTAGTAACACAGCGTTTGGTGTTAATACTTTAGATGCGGCTACTGGCACATCACAACAAAATACAGCTATTGGATTTAACTCACAGTATCAAGTAACAACAGGTATTTCAAATACATCATTAGGTAGTTCTGCACTTTTAAATTTAGTTACAGGCTCTCGTAATACTGCTATTGGATATGCCGCACTACGAGATAATACTGCAAATGATAATACAGCATTTGGTTATTTTGCTTCAGAAGCAAATACAACTGGAACAGTAAATACAGGAATAGGCAATGCTGCTTTAACTAGCAATACTACAGGCTCTAGCAATGTAGCACTAGGACATCACGCCCTCTACTCCAACACCACAGCATCTAACAACACTGCTGTAGGGTATCAAGCTTTGTATGATAATACGACTGGTAACAGTTTAGTTGCATTAGGAAAGGAAGCTTTAGCTAATAATACAACAGGTAACTCACTTACAGCGGTAGGTTTTCAGGCGTTGATTAACAATACCACAGGTGCTGGTTCAGTCGCTGTAGGGTACAGAGCGTTATACCTAAATACTTCCGCTCTTAATAATACAGCTATAGGTAATCAAGCATTAGCTGCAAATACAACAGGTACTTCTAATGTAGCTGTAGGCGCACAGGCTTTGGATAACAACACCACTGCATCTTATAACACAGCAGTTGGTTATCAAGCTGCTTATAATAATACAACAGGTCTACAAATAACAGCTATAGGTTACAAAGCGTTATATAGCAATACAGGTGCTGGAGCAGCAAATACTGCTACAGGCTACCAAGCTCTGTTAAATAATACTACAGGTCAGTTTAATAATGCTTTTGGTAG